TCTTTATCTTTCTTACGACCACCACTAAAAGCATATGGTGTTCTAGGTGGGCCTTCACCACCATCAAGAGCACCAGTTACAGAAGCTTCTTCTAACTCTTTTAACTCCTGTTGGATCAATCCTCTGATATAATTTTTAAATTCACTAACTTTTGTGGACATTTTTAATCTCCTTAATCAATTCATAATATCTCATTAAAGTTAAAACTTGTTTTTCATTAACAACCTTCCCTCTAGTTAAATTTTCTACTTGATTTACAGCTTCTGTTAATTTAATTTTTGTTATTGTATCCTTTACATTTGGTAAATGTTTATTCAATTGATTTTTTATGTCAACGACTTCAGTATCAATAAAATCTCTTAGGGAATTAGTATTACTTACATTGTTTATATAGTTTTTTAACAAATTACGCTGTGATTCATTTAAATTTTTATATTTATCATTAAATTTATCAACTAATATCTGATATGCAAGTAATCTTAAATCTTTATCTGATTTACTATACTCATTTAACACTCTATCCTGTACTTGTTTATCTGTAACCTTTTTACTTGTTATGTGTTCTAGTACTGTAAACTTAGAATTAACTATTTCATCGGGTTTAAACTCTAAATCACTTGTTTCCACTTGAAATACATTATATATGGAAGCCATAACTCTATAATTTGGAATACGACCATTGAAAAAATCAGTTACATTGTAATTTTCTTTAATTTCTTTAATTAAATTAAATTTTTCTCTTCTTAATGTAGAGTTACTTAGTTTTTTACGTGATTTTATAACTGCATCAAGTAAATGGTTGGCTCTATTTTCAGATTGGTAATGTTTTTCTGATAAAATTTTATATAATTCAAATTCTTTACCTAATTCGGTTTTTTCATTAAAATACTTCTTAACAATAGAAACAGATTTTGTACTTTTACCTGCCAATACATCTGCAGTGATTTGTCTCGTTAATAATTCAAAAAGAATACCTGTATTCTTTATTTTAGAATGTTTTAGTTTTTGAGCCATTTTTAAATACTCCATATGGTATATATATATTTAGTCTTAAATAAATATAAAGTTAAGTAATAATTATTCATTTGAATTACCATTTGTTAAAGAACTTATTTCATTTTCATACTCTTGTTCTAATTCTGATACTTCTGTTATAATTTTATTATCGGTTTTACCAAATTTCATTGATTTTTTTAATGATTGGTAGTGTGATAATGCCAAAGAACCTTCATATTTTGGTGAACTACTACCACCTTTCTTTTTATCATGTGCACCTAACGGGTCTCTACCTCGTACACCACTATCTTTACCATATTTATTGGCTTCTTTGGGTCTACCAGCACCTGGTTGACCACCTTTTTCTGAACCACCCTTATTATCTAACTCATGACCAGTTCTCCCCACCGCCATATCAGATGGTGTACCTGTAGCCTCACCACTTTGAGCAGGATCATTACCTTCGTTTTCTATTTGAGAACGTCTAAATTTTTGTTTATAATCAAATGTAATATTTTCATCCTCTTCTTTAATCTGATCATCTGTAAATCCAAATACATTTTTATAAATCCAATTTGTTGACATAATACCCTCTCTCAACATTGATTCTGCAAGAGAAGTTTTATTATTCCACAACTCAATCTTTTCCTGTTCATATATTGTAGATGGATTTGTCAAGTTCAATTCAAAATTAACTAAGTCTGAATCTTGATATCCTTGTGAGTATAGATGTACTATACCAATTTTTGTTAACTCAGATAAAACAATTCTTTGAATTCGCTCTATAGTTCTCGCGAACCGAACATCTTCAGCAGCTAATGTAGCCTTTGAACCAATACCCTCTTCATAGCCAAGAAATGCTTTTGGTATTCTTAGTGAAGCCAACAATTTATTTTTTAGATATTCAATATCTTCTGTTGCCTCATAAGTTAAACCAGGTAATGACTCTATACTTGTACCAGAATCTCCACCACGAACTGGTAAGAAAAAATCTTCTGTTATATTTTGCATATTATATTTTAAATTATAATCACCAGTTACTTCATCTACAACAGGTGCTTTCTTCATCTTATTAATTACTTGTTGCATGTAATTATCAACTTCTGCCGGTGGAATATTTCCGATATCCAATTTAAATATTCTTTTTTCTGGTGCTCTCATAATCCTATGAATTAACATAGCATCTTCCATAAGAGTTAATTGTTTATAAATTTTACGGCCACCCTCTATCTGTGATTTACCATATGGTAAGTAGTTAGAATCAGATAATAAACGAAAATGAGCTACTTCATAATTTTCCAACTCATCTCTAGTAGAAGATTTTTCTGATTTATATCTATGTTCTGATGTAGCAGCTTCGATTAGGTATTTAACATATTCTGGATTTTCAGGGTCTAGTCCTTCTAACCTTGAAACATCATAAACTGATAAAGGAACTACATTAGTAATACCATACTTATCATCAATTTCAAGTTTTAAGAAAAAATCACCATATTTACACATATTACGAATCCATGGCCAGAGATTAAATTCAATATTTAAAATATCATAAAATAAATTATGTAATATCTGTTTTATGTTTTCATTGTCTGTATTTATTTCTAGTACATCACCATATTCTGATTTCATCGTTGATTCATCTGCATAAATGTCAAGTGCAGATGATATAATTGCATCCGAATCCATTGATTCATAATCTTTAAAAAGATTTAGTCTCATAGACTTTGTCATTAGTGCATCAGAATATCCACTTAGTCCAGCACCTGTAAATATTTTCTGATATCTATCAATTAGATTACTTTTTTGAACTGCCTGTGTTCTACTAGTATCTGCAACCCGTAGTTTCTTACCACCTACGTTTCTTACAATTACATTTGTAGAAAATAATCTTTGTAATCTTGATCTTAAACTTGTATCGGCCATTTTACCCTCTTATTATTTTATTAACCATTCTAGTGATTCTTTTTTCTTACCTATATCCCAAGTCCAATCACCATTTTGATTGTCTTTTGGTATATAGACACCTTGATTTGAAGTTATACTACCCATTGCTTTTCTTTGTAGTTCAATACCTTCAGCTCTTAAACGTAAAGCAGTTTCTCGTATCCATAAACCTATAGCATATGCCATAACAAGATCATCATTATATCCCCTCATAGCCTCTGCTCTATTGCCATTATATATAAATACAAAAAGTTCATCAATTAGTCTGTTTGAATGTACAATTACAGATTTTTCTCTAAAAAATTCTTCTAATTTAGCGACAATTAAAGGTCTTGTCTTTTGTGTTACTGTAAATCCTGGTACTAATTGTTTTTCTGTTCTATTAATTTTATTATTAATATGTTTTTGAGTATCTACTACTTGTAAATCCTTACTCATATAAAATAAATTTTCATAGTTTCTATCAATTATTTGTTGTATAGCAGCCCAACCTATGTTATTATTCTCAACTACTAACAACGCATTGTTATATTCTATTGAAATATTTACTAATAAATTACCATAATCTCTAGTAGATAATCTACCTTTATACTCTGCTACCTGTTCTAAATTTTCTACTTCTATAATATGAAAAGCCGAATAGTCTGTAGAGTCTCCGCGACTAACATCAGCACACACTATATAATCTTTTGTATAATTTGGCGGTTCCCATATCCAAATATTACTATCTATACCTCTTTTTTCAATTGGTTCTTTTACATGTGTATTTTTATACTCTTCTAATATAATACCATCAACTACAGATTGACCAGAGGTGATAAAATCACAATCACATTCTTGTGCTGCTAACGAAGGCCCCAATAATTTATCTTGATCATCTCTCCAATCTTGTTTTCTATCAGGATGTACATCCCAATATAATTTGATAAAATTAAAATCATTTAAACCATCTTCAGCGTCCATCCAAGTTTTGTGAAACCAATTACCAACACCATTTGGTGTGGATAGGGCTACACATTGACCACCAGTTGATAATGTCTGTGAAGCAGCTGCCCATATCGTATCAATCTTGTCTATAAATGCGGCCTCATCGAGTATCAGTAGAGATAGAGCTTCAGAACGACCACTATCTTCTCCACTTGATACTGCTTTAATTTGTGAACCGTTTTTATATCTCAAACTCAACTTGTTATCTTCAACACATTTTTGTTTTAACCAACTAGGAAGATTAGCGTGCATTACCCTAACCTTTGTAACTAAATTTTTAGCCGTTTCTTGTTTTGTAGCAATAACAAGAATATTTTTATCTTGATGAAATGTCATCATCCACAATGCATATCCTGCAGTAATGGTAGATATACCCAATTGTCTTGCTTTAAGAATAAC